CGATGCTCTGCAGCTGTTCCGCCTCTTCGCCAGTTGCACCAGTCTTCTGGATTACAGCATCCAGCCCTTCATCAACCGTTTTGAAAGCTGCTACCGCTGCCGTTCCGACTGCCGCAACCGGCCCGGTGACATACGTAGTCAGAGCACTCCCGGCCTTACCAGTCTTCTCGCTGAAGTCATCCAGCTTCTTTGAGACATCCTCGAGCTTTGCTTTCCCGCTTTCCAGACTGGCATTTGCCTTATCTGCCATCTTCTGGAATTTCTCCATGCTGATGGATGCCGTGTTAAGGGATGCCATGGTGCTCTCGATTTTGGTATTGTAGTTATTTTCCTTGTCGGTCAGCTTTTCAACTTCTTTGCTGGTCTTGTTATATTCTTCCTGTGCTTTCTGAATTGCTTCAGCATTTTCTTCTTCAGCGTTTTTCAGATCATTCAGCTTCTTTTCTGCCAGAGTAAGCTGCTCCCGTTTCTGCTCAAGAGCTTCATGATTCTTAGCCTCAGCCGCCTGAAGATTTTCCAGCTTTTCTTTCAGAAGCGTGCACTTGTCTCCATAGGTTTCTGCCTGTGCCTGGGCATACTTCATCTTGTCGGTAAGTTTGGTTACAGAAGAAGTGTTTTCATCATATTCTGACGTCAGCTTTTTAAATTCGTTCTGGTTGTTTTTTGCTTCAGTCGCCACGTTCTTCAGAGTTTTTTGCAGATCTGCAGCACCTTCCGAAGTAAATACCAGACCCACGCGTTTCAGTTCTTCTGCCATCGCTTACCTCCCTGAGAGAGCTTTTGCAAGCTCCCGCTTCCGTCTTCCATACGCGTCCAGCTGCTCATTGTAAAAAATCGGGCATGAGTTCCAGAATTCCTCCTCACTCATTCCCATTTCTCGCGCAGTAACAAGGTATTCAGCAAAGTCAATCTTTACTGGAGCATCTGTTTCGTATTGTTCTGCGCATCTGCTTTTTTTCTTTGTTTCTCCGCATAATCTGAAAGCTTATTTGAGAAGTTCCGGAACACTTCCGCAACTTCCGATCCTTCTGATACATCCATCGGGCATAAAACCAGCGCTTCATCGAACGTAACATTCCTGCCATTGGATCTCAGAAGCACATAGATCATGCGCGCGGAAAGTTCCGTTTTCTCCGTGACTGATGCATGTTCCAGTTGCTTGCTGCTAAGGTTTCCGAGTCCTTCCTTCTGCAGGTAGTAAAGCGTTGCAAAGTTCACTTTGGCGCTGACTGTTGTTCCATCCGTAAGGTGTATTACTTTTTCATCCATTATTTTGAATCTCCTTCACAGTCTATAGTGCAGATTCCCGGAGTTGCACCGGGAAAAACTCTGATCCGCATAAAAGAGTGGCAGATGCCACTCCATTAATTAAGCTCCGGATGTTGCAGTTGCAAGATCTGCAGTCTTCAGAATCGGTTTCGCGAAGAACTTGTCTTCTGTCAGGGACGCCGGCCAGTTAACTCCTGATTCTACATACACGCTGACATGTTCTTCCGAATCGAACGGCAGCGCAGAAATCGTCAGCTTGTCCGTCTGTTCCGAATAGGAATCCTCCGATGTTGCAATTTCATCTGTGTTTTCCGTCAGCTTGCACTTTGGATACCAGTCAAGACGCAGCTTGTCTCCATTCAGCTTTACAACCTTCCCGAATGCAAAGTATGGGCGAACCGACTTCGTGCCTCCAGTCATGATCAGGCCTCCTTCATCCACGGTGTCGCCGCGCATTTTCGCCAGAGTTTCTGCATCAAATGCGATCGTTTCAACTGTGATATCATCGCTGTTCAGCTTTGCCAGCACCAGATATGGTTTCCCGGATGCATAGACCTTTTTATTGGAAACACTCTCGACAACCGAAACATTTTTAACAACTTCTGACTTGATCACTTCTTCATTGAAGGTTTCCGTCCAGTCATTATTTTCGTCCATCTTGTTAAAGCATAGATACAGCGCCCCGACCGTTTCCTTGATCGGAGGCTTTTTGAGTACAATTGCCATTTTTCCTCCTCAGCTCTCGAATTTCTTTTTCATGAGCTCATAGTATTTTTTCTGGTTGCGTGTATAGAGCGGAATCAGGTGTGCGTTTCGCCGGTACTTCTGACGTCCTGGTGCACCATTTTCAACGATTGGCCCGTAGTACTTACCCCAGCCGACTTCAATTTCTCTGCGGCTTCGGTTTACTTTTGTGCTGATCGTCTTAACCAGATGTGTGTATCCAGGCGCCCTGATCTTGGAAAGCGGACTTGGAAGCTTTCGGCCATCTGCGGCGAGTTCTTCTGCTCCTGACTCCAGGATATCAAGAACTTTGTCTTGGCTCAGCTTTTCGGAATACTGAGCGATCAGGTCAGAGAAATCATCCAGACCGGAATCATCTACTTTCAGACCGGAAGAATGAAATTCTTCCATCATCTATTCCTCTGGAAATTCTTCCAGAACATCAATAGAACAATAGGAATGAAAGACTTTCTTCTCCTGATCGTATTCGTGGTACCAGGTTGGCATAATCCCCCGTTTTGTAAGCATTGCCCGCAGTTTTAGAAGAACTTTCGACCGCGGTTCTTTTGACAAAATGCTTACCTGATAGGTGACCGTGGTTTGATAACAGCCTCCGGATGCACTGATCGGTGTCCATACGTACTCCCAGTAAACAATCCCGGGGTAATGGTTCTGCGTCAAAAGAGCGTTTTCGCCTTCATTTACCACATTGCAGCACGCATGCAGAATTTCAGACAGTTCGCTTTTCGTCAGTTCCATCACGAATCCTCCTCCAGATTGTTCTGTGGGGCAATCAGCGTAAGCTCCGTTTCCGGAAATCCATCTTTTGAGATCATATGAGCTGCGTTATATACCTGATGGTAATGGCCATCGATCCGCACCCAGTTTCGCGAATCAATCCCCTTATATCGTGGAATCCGTATCTTCATCGTGGCTTCCTTTCCCTGCTCATTCAGCTGATAGCGCAGCTGGTCAAACACGGAAATCTCACGGTACCAGATCCTCAACCCTGTTGCCTGCAGCTCCTGCTTCGGAAAGTCTGATTTCTGATCCTCAACGACCTTGTATACTTCCAAGACTCCGTCCGTATACTGCGGCGCATTTCTCATGATTCATCGCCTCCGTCAGCAGCAGTCTCAACCGGCGTTTCCGCCTGCCACGTCAGGATGTCCGTTTTGTAGTTTTCACGGAAATCGTTCAGCGCATGCACATAGGAGTAATAGCTGCGGGTCTTGAGAAGGTTCCGGTAAACCAGATCCTTCTCAAAATCACAGCCTGGATTCAGCATTTCAAAGTAAGCAATGCCTTCCTGAATAATCCGCTTCAGGGAACTGTCCGGAAAGTATGGGGGAATCTGATAATCTTCCCGGATCTCGTCCTTCAATGTATCAATTCCTGCCATACAATCGTCTCCCTAGTTATGCTTCAGCCTTGGTGCTGACGGTCCCCTTGACCTTGACACCAGGAGTGAATTCCTCGAGCTTGGTCACGTCAAATACCACTGCGGTATTGTCATCATCAGCGCGGCCGTTTCCATATGCCTTGACGATCATCAGATCTGCATCCTCCAGTGCCTTGGTCTGATCGTAAGTCATCACCGATCCGCCCGTAAGTCCCATCGTGTAGAGACCCGGAGCGGTCAGGATTGCCTTCCCCTGCGGGCAGTTCGTTGTGGGGTAAACCGTCAGAGGCAGGAAGCTCTTGTTCACATAGTTCCCGTCTCTGGTTTCGCCATAGAGAGCTGGATCAACATACTCCGCCTGGTCCTCCGGGTTGCAGATCAGTGCATACGCGGAAATTACACGCTTGCCGCCATTGGATAGGGTCTTGCGCGCTGCCGCGATTGCTTTCGGGCTGAAACCGGTAATCGTGCTGATGACATTCTTCGCCTTGTTAGTTCCGTCGGAGTTCGTGGTGCTGATCGAGCGAAGGATACCGATCGGGCCATTCTTACCATCACCATCGATGTAGCCGGCTTCCAGGCCATCCTGGAATGCTTCCGCCAGAACTGCACGGAAGTACTGATCTACAAACTCATAGCCGAGATCACGGATTCCCTTCGGAATAACCAGAAATGCAGAGAGCTTGTGCACATCGATCTGCAGCGCGGTGATTGCCGCAGAAAGTTCATCCGTAATTCCGGCGGTAAGTGCTCCCCAGCCCGCCTTGCCGGAATGGCTGCCCGTTACCCAGAGCTTGACGTTTGCCGGTGCCATGTTTACCAGGGACATCACATTGCTTGATTCCTTGATATCCGCCAGGGTGCGGTCAACGATTTCATTCGGGATTGCCCCAATCTGATCCGCGGTAACTGCCTGCTTCAGATTCTTGAAGCTCTCATAGAAGTTCTTTTCGTTCTGGCTCAGCGTGCGGAGCTTCAGCGCCTTCCGATATTCAGAATCCGATGCAGCTCTCTCTGCCTCTGCCTGAATTTCCTTGACCAGATCCGCGTTCTTGGCTTCCACGATCAGACTAATGGCTTCATACACGCCTTCGTTCTTGTCCTCCGTGTTTGCCAGCACCTCATTGACCTTCTGCTGCAGTTCCTTGTTCATTTCATTTGCGTCGATCTTCATAGTTTTTTCTCCTTTCATCAACGTGTTTATCCTTTGAAAAAAGCGTCGAAGCCAATCAGATCAACGCCTTTCTTCAAACTGTTTTCTTCAGGACTATTCTGTCCTGACTCAGGAATGCTTCCATGTGCAGTTTTATAGAAATCCGAAAGCTCCTGTTTGAAGCTCTTCTGATTCGCCAGCTGCATCTTCAGCTCCGTGATTTCCTGCTTCAGCTTCTCCGGATCTTCTTTCGTTCCCTCTACCGAGTTCTTTGCCTGCCCGATTTCATCGCAAAATCCGTACTGCAGTGCCATCTCCGGAGTAAGCACCGTTTCAGCGTTCAACATTTCTTTCAACTGGTCAACCGTAAGGTTCTTTGCCCGTTTCATCAGCAGCTGAACGCACGATTCCATGAACACATCAAGATCATCCGCGCATTTCCGCAGATATTCCGCATTCCCGCTCACGCTCATCCACATGTTATGAATGATTGCCGTTGTTCCAAGCCCCATCACTCTCCAGTCCGCCGCCTGGAAGATTGTGAATGCAATCGAATGGCAGACGCCATCCACGTACGCAGTAATCTTTCCCGGGTGCCGGCTCAGCATGTTATAGATTGCAGTCCCCTGGTCCACATCCCCGCCGTTCGAATTGATGTATAACTCAATCTCATCCTCCGGAGGTATCTCATCCATCAGCTGGCGAAAGTGCTTTGCGCTGGTTTCCGACTCTTTTAAAGACCATGTTTCCCAGTCAAAATCTCCGTACTTCGAAATGTCATCATAAAGATAAATCTGATGTACATGTTCTGCCCCGGCCTTCTGCCGGAATGTATAATTCACATTTCCTTTCAAATTTTCAATCACTCTTCTTCTCCTTCTGAAACCATATTCTGGTTCTCCGTGCCAATGTTTTTTGTCAACGCCCGTTCTGTGCTGAACGGAGTATTCAGCGGAATATATCCAACCGCCTCACGGCACTCATCAAAGCTGAAACCGATACCGCGCAGCTTCTCCAGCCCGCTTGCTGCTTCAACCAGATCTGCATGCTTGAAGTTTCCAGTCCAGATCATGGCCCGTTCCCCATTCTTCTTGCCCTTGCTGACATAATCTCTCAGACCCACAATCTTGGCATTCAAGCCATCATTGATCGTCTCCACGACGGGAGACACCGCATACGTAATGAACTCATTCGATGCATCAGATTTCTCTGTGATTTCACCGTTGAAAGCCGCAAGCGGAATATCAAACGCCAGCGCCGCACGCCGGTTTTCTTCATCATTGAGCTTCTTCAGAAAATCAGGATCCGTATCGGTTTCAATCTTCAGCGGTTCAAGATCAATTCCTTCACCAATCCACAGCATCCCGATCTTGTCATCCTTTAATGCTTCCAGCATTCGATCCATATACTGTTCTTTGGTAAGCACCTCATGGGTATCTTTGTCTCGAAGGGATGTCTGTACGGATGCCTTTAATTTAAATTTCGGAGCATTCACCATTTTCAGAACAGTGTTTGCACTGCTGATCGCACGATCATACTGTGTATTGATTCTATTCAGATAGTCTCGTATTTTCTCATTGTGATACCTGAGATGAACAACTTCATCCGAAGAAAAAGATCGATTCAGATCAATAGTCTGTTCGCCTGCGCTGATGCATACATTCGTATACCTTCGTGGTATCAGGATGCTGTCGCTTGCGGTCCAGTTGTCAGCCAGATATAACTTCTTGTGCAGCATAACAATCAAGCACTCTGACTGTAAAAGCAGACGATGAGTTACCCTCATCCAGAACTCTGTTCCCGTTTCAACATCATTCGGCTGAACATTCAGCCGGTAATACAATTCATCTTTTCGAAATGAACCATCAGAATTCTGAAGAATAATTTCGGATTTCCCGACTGCCTTTGCGATCATGTCAACCGCCTTGTGGAGCGCAAATTTTGAGACATTCAGTTGGTCAATATCTTTCGTAAGCAGATCCAGGTAGCTGATGATCTCCCCGTCTTTCTTCTGAAATAGAAAATCAAACATAGATAATGTGCTCCTCCAGCAGATCCTTGCAGAACATGGCGACGTCCATCGCCATGAACCCGTCAGTCTTACGCAGCTTTGGCTCAATCTTTCCGAACTGCTTGTTTCCGTATTTGTCCGTGATCACGCAAACGTT